ACATATCGTATGCTCCTATCGCGTGTGAGCTGGACTGTTGTGCCGCCTGTTGATGCCACCGAAGAAGAAAAAGAACGGGCAAAGTTTGTCCAATCCTGCATGGATGACATGGACTGCTCTTGGGCGGAATTTATGTCCGACGTAGTTACGTACCTACCTTACGGCTTCTCTGTACAAGAAAAAGTTTATCGGCGCCGCCTCTATAAAAACGGTAGCAAGCACAATGATGGTAAAGTAGGAATCCGCAAGCTTACACCTCGCTCTCAAGATACTATCGCACGTTGGACGTTCTCTGAAGACGGTCGTGATCTCCTAGGATGTGAGCAGTCAATCTACAAGCTTGAGCATGCGGCTATGTTCATGGCTCAGGCTAACGAACACGGGCTGATTCCTATTAAGCGAGAAAAATTCTTGCTTTTCCGCGCAGACCCCACTAAGGGTGATCCTACAGGTAACTCCATTCTTAAAGGTGTATATAAAGCTTACAAACAGCTTGATATGCTACGCTCTCAAGAGCTCCTTGGTATTGCGAAAGAGTCTGCTGGTTTGCCGTTGATCCAGTTACCGCCCGAGTACATGGCAGCAGATGCGCCTTATGACATGAAGGCAGTCTACCAAGCTTGTCAAAAACTGCTCGATACAATGCAGGCGGGCACAAACCGAGGGATTATTTTCCCAAAGCTGGTTGATGAAACAACAAAACAGGACCGCTTCGGAATTTCCTTGATGGAAAAGAAGGGCATTCCGGGGGGGAACATCGATCAAGCTATTCGCCGTTATGCTGATGAAGTTTATTCTGCACTAGGTATTGATATTCTTAAGGGCGGCAGCGAGGTTGGAAGTTTTAGTCTTGCTGACTCGGATACGAATGTTGTGTCTCTTGCTATGGGGCACCGGCTCAACGAGATTGCTGATGTTTTAAATAATGACTTAGTAAAACAAATCTATGCTTTGAATGGTTGGCAACAAGACAGACTCCCACGTTTTGTACCGGGTGACATTTCTGAGATGAGTGCGGACGAGTTAGGTAAATTGGTTCAGCGCACAGGCTCGATTGGACTTATTCCTAAGAATATTGACGTTATTAATAGGTTACTCAGAGCATTGGGCGTGAACACACTTCCACTTGATACCAATCTTGAAGATGTTGAGTTCACTATGGAGTCTAGCAATGCCGGAGAAGGCATGGCTACTGCTGGAGAGGGGACGGCTAAAAGACCGGGACCAAAGGACTCCAGCACACAAAACTCTGAAAACGCTGCTTGATAAGGAGGCTATTTGGCTTATTTGTACTGGATACGGCTGCCTGAGCACGCCGATATGTCCTCTCAAGGGTATGTTGGCGTTACAACTCGGAAGAACGTAAACGATAGGTGGCGTGCTCATAAGCGCCATGCCCAAGACCCAGAGAGAAATCATGTACACTTGTACCGAGCGTTTCACAAATACGGTGTCGAGAATCTTGTTTTCGAAGTTCTAGTAGAAGGCCCGACTGATTACATCTTTGGCCTAGAAAAGTCACTTCGTCCTGCCGAGCATATTGGTTGGAATTCGGCTATTGGCGGAGAAATCCCCGCAGCCGGACGAAAACATTCTGCCGAGGAAATAGAGAGAAGGGCATCTAAGTTGAGAGGTAAGACGCACTCACAAGAGGCTCGTGCTAACATGTCCGCCGCAACAAAAGGCGTTCCTAAATCGGAAGAACATAAACGGCGGATGCGGGTTCCTAAAAATCTTACTCCGGAAGCTCGTGAGCGACTATCCGCACGAGTTAAAGCCCGCCCTCCTTGGCTACACCCAAGTGCCAATAAAAGCGTGTGGGCTTTAGCAGACTTGGCATATATTGCCATCCATGAGTGTGATGAGTTCTCCATCAGTAATCTAATGGGTTTTCTTATGACAAATTCCAGAGGCGGTGCTGAACCGCTTTATAAGAAGATCAAAGCCGGTTGGATTCCTCAAGAAGACCCTGCGTGGCTCCAGTTTAAGGAGCAATACTTAACGGAGCAAATGCATGAATAAACATAAACTTTTGCGGCTTACCGCTTCTCTGCGAAACCGCCCCCATCTAATCTCTAAAGCAGCATTCCAAGAAGTTGAAGCATATCTTGATGCCCGCAACGCGGGAATGCTGGACATCGAAGGCAGTCAGAGTGCCGAAACAAAAAAAGAAGTTCCTGTTGCTGGCGATGTAGGTGTTATCACTATCCGTGGTCCACTTACCTACCGCACATCTGGTTGGGAAGGAATGTGCGGCGGTTTCTCGTACGAGATGCTGCTTGATCAAGCTGAAGAACTTATTGCTGCTAAAGCAAAAACCCTCATTCTAGATATTGATTCTGGTGGAGGCGAGGCTTACGGTTGTTTTGAGTCTGTTGACGAGATTCGTAAGATGTGTGACGCCGTAGGTGTCCGACTTGTCAGCTACGTAGACGGTTCCGCCTGTTCCGCTGCTTACGCTATTGCGTGTGCTTGCGATGAAGTGGTTGCTAATCCATATGCAGACGTAGGATCGATTGGCGTCCTCATTTGCTTGTATAACGACAGTAAGAAGCTTGAGCAAGCCGGTGTACAACGCACATTCGTCACAGATGGCAACGATAAAGTTCCTTTCGCAGATGACGGCTCGTGGCGTGACGGCTTCCTTGAAGACATGCAGACCCGTGTAGCAGAGCTTGGAGACGCTTTCCGCACCCACGTTGCTAAGTACACTGGCCTATCTACAAAAGACCTCAAGGACACACAAGCACGAGTGTACTCCGCTCAAGATGCTGTGTCAATCGGTTTGGTCAACAAAATTATGACCCGTTCCGAGTTTATTGATTACGTGCTCAGTTAAAGGATAAATATGCTGGATTTTCTCAAGAAGAAGTTGGGCGCAACGCCTGTAACCCCCGAGGCTTCGCAAGAAGTCACAACTACAGGCGATTTGCCTGAACAACCAAAGGAAGAAACGATGAATGTAGAAGAGAATGCTCAAGTTGAGCTTGCTTCGCACGGAGCCGTTGTAGCCGAACTGGCAGCTATGAAGACCGAAATGGCCTCGTTTAAAGCTGCTGCGGAAGCTATGAAAGCTGAGTACGAAGAGAAGCTGTCGGCTTACGCTGCCGCAGAAGAGAAGGCTCAAGCTGACGCTCTGGCTGTGAAGATGGCTGCGCGTCGCACTGCTGTAGAGGCAAACTTGGGTACTGAGAAGGCTGACGCATTTATGGAAGCCACAAAAGAATTGAACGATACGGCTTTCGCTGCGATCTGTTCAGCAATGGCAGGCACCGTCAAGGCCGAGGCGGAATCTGACCTGTTCAAAGAAGTCGGCGTTGAAACCAAAGCGGAAGCTGTTGCGGAACCTAAAGTGACGCATTTCAAACAATTCATTAAAGGAAATAAATAATCATGGCAAAACTTGCTACTCGTAGTAATAAGCTGTCTGGTGTACTGGCATTTGAAGAGATGCCGGACCAAGGCGTGTGCCGCCGTGCAGTTACTGTCACCGTGTCCGCTGGCATGGATATCGGCGCCGTTCTGCAATTCGATGGTACTAGTAAATACAAATGGGTTGCCAACGCTGACGTTGCAACGCTGAATGCTGATGTTGTCGTGCTGATCGAATCGACGCTGGACGTTCCGTCGCTGGCTGCTGGCGATTACACGCTTGTGGTTCTGCGTACTGGTCACGCTGGTGTTGTGGATAAAGGTCTGCTGTACAAGGATACCGTCACTTCCGGCAACCAAACCATCGTTCAAAACGCACTGCGCGCTAAAAACATCCACGTCCGTACCGGCGTTTAATAAGAAGGATATCCCAAAATGAGTATGACTATTCGTGACTATTTCAACAACTTCAAGAACGCTGATTTTGTTGATGGCATCACCCAAACTCCCCTGCAATATGGCTACATCAACAGCCAAAACCTGTTCAATACGAAATCGACCAACCAAACGGCTATCGTTTTCGACAAAGACTACCAAACTGTCACGCTGCTGCCGCAAGTGAATCGTGGTGCGAAGGCTGCTACGCAAGGTCACGAGCGCAAAGCGGATACGTTCTCGCTGCCGGTGGCTTACTTCAAGCACGCAGACCGCCTGACTGGCGACGACATCCAAGGTTGGCGCGTTCCGGGTTCGACCGATAGCGAAACTTATGGTCGTGCCACTGCTGAGAAAATGGGCGATCTGCGCCTTGCTTGGGACCAGACTACCGAGTACATGCGCCTGCAAGCTCTGAAGGGCATCACCAAATCGCCGGATGGCGTTGTGATGGCTGATATGTTCGCACAATTCAGCATTACCCAAAGCTCGGTTGATTTTGCACTCGCCACTTCGACCACTAACGTCGATCAGAAGATTCGTACTCTGAAGACGGGTATCGCTAAAAGTGTTATGAACGGTGGTGCGATTGGTGGTGTTAAAGTTCTGGTTGATCCGGTGTTCTTCGACAAGCTGATTTCGCACCCGAACATCAAAGCTGCTTACCAGTTTTACATGGCTAACGGTGCTGGCAACCAAGCTCTGCGTGATGATAACACTGAGTATATGAAGTGGGGCATTATGGATCACTTCACGCACCGTGGCATTACCTTTGTGTCGTACGATGCAACCTTTAATCTGCCTAATGGCACGACGGAAGTTGCTTTCGCTGATTCGACTGGTATTGCTTATGCTGATGGTGTTAAAGACCTGTTCCGTGGCTATAACGGCCCTTCGGCCAAGCTGTCGGAAGCCAATCAACCGGGCCAAGAACTGTTCGTTCGCTCGTACGTTGACCCCCGCGACGAGTACGTCGAGTTTGAACTTGAGGCTGCCCCGCTGATGTTCTGCACCCGCCCGGCATCGCTGTGGTCTGTGACTTCGAACTAATAGTAGCATAG